CAATAAAACCAATAACAAGTAATGATATATCTTATAATGGACAATATCCGGTTATTTTTAAAGATGGTTTAAATCATTCTAATCCTTTTGAAGGTGTTCAAGTTTTTGATGCAGGAATAGATAAAACAATTTCTTTATTAATACAAGAATTTAAATTTGAACATACAATAAATGGCGATTCGAGTATGACGTATAACGATAGATTAGCTTTATTGGTATCAGGTTTATCAGAAAACGATTTAACATTTAATCCAATTCAAATTAGTTGGATGCATAAATCTGATTCATTCGTGGGAGATATTTCTGGGGGAGATACGAGTGATGGCATTCAATATTATAATGATGAAAATGGTTTTATATTTCCAAAAGATAAACTTACAGCTGTTAGAAATTATAAATCAAGTTCTACAGAAACAAATGAAAATGACTTTGAAAATTTAAACTTATATTTAATAAAAACGAATAAAAGATATGCTAAATTTAGATATATAAAAAGTTCAAGTTTAAATAATTTGGGATGGGAAATAAAGGTATTTACAAGTGAAAAAAATCCAATAAATATTATAGAAAGTAGAGTAAAAAAACAAGTTGGTAATATAGGCGACGAGACTAAAGATTTTAGTGTTAAATTTAATTTTAATTATAACTATTATTTGGAATTAGATAAATCAATAAAAAATGATTATCCGGGTATTGAAGATTTTAAAGATTTTGTAAATACAGGAATCTCGTTGGGATTTCAAAAAAACAAAAAATATTTAATAGTAAAGTTGAACGATGTATTATGGCAATTTGTTATAAAGACCCCTCCAGATGGATATATTTTTGATTATTTAGATGAAAATGGTAATGTTTTGGGAGTATTACCGAGTTCCGGTAATATAATAATTGGTCCTAATAATAATAATTTAAAAGCTATTGAAATAGGAGATAGTATAAATTCTAATATTTCGCTTGACGGCTCAATACTTTCATTTGATGAGGATGATTCTTCCACCAGTTTAGATGGTGGTAGAAAATATGTATTATATATTAGAAAATCAACAGAGAGTGAAAAAATATTTTTTACTAAATTTAAAAAAAGCTCTGTTATTCAGTTTGACACCGTTATTATAAATACTAGATTATCTGATTGGTATCCTTTAAATACCAAATATGACACTTCTACTAATAAATATAATTATGGAACATTATTTGATACAGAAGAGGTTGAGTTAGAAAACATAGCAGTAATAGAAGAAATAAAGATTGACCATTGTAACTTATGCAGAACAATAACAAAAACAAAAAATAATAAAAATTTTAAATTAAGATATGCTGATAAAGTAAGAATAAACTTTAATTCATCCAATAGGATTAAAGAAAACTGTTGATAATTTAAATTATATTTATATAATATAATTAAATGCCATTAATAGAAAACATTACAAATATTGAAGTTTCAAATGATATAACTGGAAGTAATTTTTTAAAACTTTATATTTTCAAAGAAAACTTAATACAATTACTATTAATATCTAATAATATATGGAATATAATTAATAAAACAAAATCGACCACGAATATTTACAATTTATTTATTATTTCATTTGACGAAACAAATATTAAATTAGATGTACGTTCCACCATAGAGTTTGCCGGTTTTAATGGAATATATAAAAATTTAGATAAAATTTTCATTCAAAAGTCAAATTATTATGAAAATTATGAAAAAGGGTTTGTATCATTTAATGTTATAGGATATAATTTAGGTGGTGTATGGCATTCGATAAGCGAATATTACAAGAATCAAAATTATGATAAATTATTGTTTATTGCTGGTTTTAAAGGAAACATAATAACAAAACCAGACGTGAAAAAAATATTATTTAAACTAAAAATGGTTCCGGGAGGACAAACCGAACATGAAAATATTAGAATAGAGAATTTAATATATTTTTCAAATAAAAAAAATTATTTCGGATATACGAATGATACAAAAAATGAAATAACATGCTTTCCGTTAATAAGGCCATATTCTGATATAACAGTAACAACTAAATTAGAGAATATAGAAAATAACGGTCAAATGTTATTTTTTGAAAATAATACATCATTTATAATACCATCAGTTTCGTTAAACCAAAAAATAACTATTAAAAATATTTCCATTAGAACAATGAGAATCACGGAGGATATTGGAGAGAATTTACAATTAAAATTTAATACATTAGGTTCAAATCAAACCCTATATAATTTGATGTATGGTTATAATAATAATAATTATAACTTTAAATTTAATATAATAAGCTTGAAATTTGTGACAAATAGAAATTTACAAAAGCAAGATTCCGACCAGTCTGATAATAAGATTTTAATAAATAAACATACAAACAATGTATCTTTGGTCGAAGAAGGTAGCGATTTTAGTAATAATAGATTTGACTGGGGAACACAATTACCATTATTTACAACCCATTCGTATTTGGAACAAAGAGTAGTTGGAATAACAAAAGAGGAATTAAATAATTTTAAATATAAAGATTTAAATTATAAAATTCTAGTTCAAAATAAAAATTCTAGTATAATTAATATTTATATACAAAATTATAGTTCTATGGCTGTTCCGGAATTATTACAAAATACCAGTAACTTTGGAAATGTTGATTTAAGTAATAATATCTTACAAATAATACCAAAAGCGAAAAGTAATATGGATGGAAAAAAAGCATTCATAGGATATAAAATAATGGAAACAAATTATAGTATATTCAAAAATCTTATTATTCCGGATAGTTATATTGAAATAGCTGGGGTTGAACCTAATATTGATAAAGTGTTGATTAATCTAAATAAAGATACTGGTTCAAAACCATTATATTCAACACAAATTAAAATAGGTGCTGTTGATAATGATTATTATAATAATATTAGAATTCCGGATAAAGGAACAGAAATATCAGGCAAGAACCCGTATATTTCATCAATAAAACAGGTTTTAAACTTAAACTACAAAGTTTATGTTTCTAATAATAATATTAGATTTGAGCGATTAAATAATAACGACAATAGTATTTTAGATTTATCAGGTAGTTCTCTGAATTTATCCAACGATAATCCTACATTTACAGCACTCGAAGATGAAAATTATATTTTTGATGTAAGCGATGAGTCAAATAAAGGGTTTATTATTAAATTTTTTAAGGATATCGATGGGAAAATTGAATATTTAGATGACCTGGGGTTTTCTTATGCAAAATATTCAAGAAATTATGACCCTGGTGAAAGTGGATCATTTATACAAATAACAACCCCTGAAAAAAAAACAGTAGCGGATGGCAAATTTTATTATTTTTTAATAAAAAAAAATTATATTAATAATCAACCAACTGGAAAAGGAACAATTAATATTTTAGGTCGAAAAACATTATATCATGGTGAAATCACAGTTGAAAAAATAGATAAAGGTCCTGATAGTGGAATTTTAACATATAGTAACGAACTAGGGAAATTTTATGATCCATTGAGTATAAAACCAAGAATTACAGTCGATTTAAGTTTTAATAATGCAACAAATTTTAATTATTTTAATAATTACGAATATCAAAATAAAGATATTTCAGGACAGGTTGATATTTCATCTTCAAACGTTAAATCTTTTACTGGTGATAATATTGTTTGTTTTTCTAAAACACTAGACCAGTATAATTATAATTTTATTTTTACAAATACTAATTTAATTCATGGTAAAATAAAAATTGGATTTTCAACAATTTATAATAGTGATTTATTTACAAAAAAAAACAATGGTAGTAATTATAATGAGAATTCTACTGTAAATAATCAATCTGTAAATAGTTTAGATGAGTTTGAACGATTTTTAAAAAAAATTCCGTTTGATTTGTCAAATGTTGAACTTAACGGTATTACAAATAATAAAAATGATACTAATTATATTGTTTATAATTCTAAAAATTTTGATGCAAATATGAATAAAACTGAATTCTTAATGAAATATGATCCTGAAAATAGTCATAAAGTTTATCATGAAGATGTAAGTTTTAATCGTTTCTCAACTGGCGATTTGAGTGATTGTAGTCAAAATATATTTCTGGCAGCTGACATATCTAATTCGATTACATACATGGCTTTGTTAATAATAGAAGAAGATTTGTTTGGTATTTCAAGATTTGAAAAAATAACAAATTCAGATGCAAGTAATAATTCTTTATCAACGAGTGCAGATGTTTTATCAGAGTATAAAATATCATCTTCAGGTTCGACGGTGCCGACAGATATATCATTGAACTTTGCGTTTGTCCGAAAGAAATTTAATTTTAAAGCTGATATTAGTGGTATAAGTCGAAATGATGATATTTTTTTATTCGAACCTTTAGATTATTCAAATAATATTTTAAATCATGATTTAAACTATAATGAATATGTGGTGGGTATGTTTGATACGTCGTCAAATAATTTTGACAAGATAAGTATGTGTAAAATTAAATTAAAACAAACAAAACCCTTTTTCATCAATACATTTAATAGTGGCATAGTTGTAGATAATTATGCGATAACCAGTAAGTGGGTAAGTGGTAATTTCGGGTTATTTGAAACAAAACCAAGGGATTTAGTTTCAAAATATAAAGACATGTCAATTAACGCATCTAATATTAGTTCAAATATTAGTTTAAATAATTTTAAATTACCTTTATTTGATAGTAATACATATAATGAATTTACCGTTGAAATAGAATATTTTAAATGTTGGGATAATAACCCAGATGCAAAAATAACATATAGAATTAATAGGAAGGACACCGGTGGAAATCTTACAGAATATGATACACTTAAGAATGTCGTTATACCGCAATCAGATAATAGATTTAATCCTCATGGTGAAATAGTCATGAATATAGATGTTGATGGATTTATAAACATAATGAACCTATCTTCAGGACCAAACTTTATTGGTGAAAATTTAAACAACAAAAGAAATGCTTATAAAGTATCATATCAAATAGAAAATTATATAACAAATAATGTATTAAATGAAATTTCGACAACGAATAATCTATATAATTTTAATACACGCATTTCGACTACTCAACAAGGTAAAACTATTTTAAATATGAAATATTTAAATATACCTTTAAAATTAAGAGAAAATGACCCATCAAAAAATGCTTTCAATTCGTTTTTAAATAGTAATTCAATGGATGTTTCGCTGAATACTTTAATAAATAAACAAAATCCAATAAAATTGGGAAGTATTCTGTATCAGGACACTGACCTTTCTAGTTCACAATTAAGTTATACCGGAATTGGTTATATTAATTATAACACGCAGGAATTTAATGGTAATTTTTATGACCCATCTGGGGCTTATTCCAATTTATCAGGAACTCCCATAAATTTTAATGTAATTGATGTTAAAACAATTACAGATTTAAATAGTGTTATAACAAACGAAAAAGATATAAAATTAGATTGGAATTTTATAAATGATAATTTAAGCGTTGCGATAAAATTTAAGGTATATAGGTCGCAGAATCCTACAAATAAAGAATATATTTTAATAGGTACAACTACTAATAAATATTATTATGACAGTAAAGCAATACCATATTTAACAGTTGATTATAGAGTAGAATCTATAGCTGTATGGGGTGATGTGGAATTAGTAACGGGAAATAAAGAAATAACAAATTTTATTTGCCAAAATAATACATTTGAATACGGTCGTTATAATAATACAACCAAAAATAGCAAGTTATATCAACCAATTAATAAATCATGTAAAAAAATTGGAATGTTGGGAATTGCAACAACCGGAAATTTATTTCCCAATTCACAAGTTTTAACAAAGTCGCAAATATATTCAACATTATCAAGAGCTAAATTCAGGCCATTTCGTTAATTTATTCGAGAATTTCCAAATCATTTATATTCCAATATTCACTTTTACCATTTGGTAATGGTCTCCTCACAATGAAAGGAATTTTTTTTTGTTGTAATTCCATTTTTGCAATTGTTATGCCATCTATAATATTATCAGGAATATCAATTAGAATATCGGCGCCTGAATTTATTTGAGTAGCTCTAAAACCTATGATTTTGGCTCTTTCATACCTTGTCATTATTGGTATAGTTGTATGATTAGAATCATCGATAATGCCTTCTTTATTTCTTTTAATAATAATTTTTGAATTTAATTCATTATTATTTAACTGTTTTATTTCAGGATGATATTTATCTAATATGTTATATTCAATGTTATTTTCAATTTTTACTATCTCGTCATCTTCTTCGTCGGAAGATAACTCGATATCTTTATTTTCTATATCCAATAATGTTTCTTTTAAAAATATATTTTCTTTTGTTTCTCCAAAAAAATTATTATTATCAATGATTTCTTCTTTATTTTTTGTTTCCTCTTTGGTTTCTTCAGCGGTGTCTTGTTTTGCTTCTTCAGCGGTGTCTTGTTTTGCTTCTTGTTTTGTTTCCTGTTTTGTTTCCTGTTTTGTTTCCTGTTTTGTTTCTTCAGCGATGTCTTCTTTGGTTTCCTGTTTTGTTTCTTCAGCGATGTCTTCTTTGGTTTTCTGTTTTGTTTCCTGTTTTGTTTCGTCTTTGGTTTCTTGTTTTGTTTCCATGGTTGTTTCTAGTTTTATTTTATCTTCATTTTTGCTTTTATTACTAGTTTTATTTGTAGAATTATTGCTCATTTTATATATAATATAATTATTTTTATATTATATATAAATCAATTTAATAAAAAAATTTATTAAATTGTTAGATATTATTAATTATTTTTCCAAGAATTATTGCAAGCAGTACATAAATATATATATTTCATATTTTCATTATCGTATCTTAAGTAAATAATTTCAGGGAGATTTTCATCTTTTGTTTCATCTTTTGTTTCACCTTTTGTTTCATCTTTTGTTTCACCTTTTGATGCATTTTTGGAATTATAAGTGCAATCTGGATTAGGACATTTTATATTTCTAATTCTTGGGAGTGTCGGGTCTAATTTTGTATATTCGTTAATAATATTTTTGTAGGTTTGTTGTTTTTTTTTAATATGTGTTTTTGAAACACATATTACTTCACTTGACTCATTTACAATATTTTCTTCATTATTTCCGCATTTTCTACAATAATGTATAAGTGATTCTTCACCTTCTTTTGTTATTTTAAGATATAACATATTACCACAATTTTTACAAAAATGCATTTTTATATTAATAATATATTTAAAATATATTTAAAATGTTATCAATTTAATTATTTATTTTTTTGAAATTTTCAAAAATTATATCATAATTAATCTTGCAACTCAATCTTCCATATAAACTTATTTCGAGCGTTTTGTT